CGATTCGGTATGCCATCATAGCGTCTTCAAGGAGAGTAAGTTGTCTCCAAATTCTTCTTGCTGGTTCTAGGACAGATGTACCATAGGGAGCATGTTTATCATTACCAAGTATTCTAAAATGTGCCATCTGCCAGTTTTCTAGTGTCATTCCGGCAGAATTCCATTGAAATTGAACATAATTAGGATTTGTTTCATCTTCTCCTTCAAGTCTTTCAATTTCTTGAGGAGGAAGACCAATACACGCACGAACTCCTGTTGCTTCTTCAATATCCATATAAAGAAAGAGATCTCCATATTTACACATTGTTCTACACCAACCAAACAGGTTGTGTTCAATATTAAGAACATTGTGATAAAGGTTTTCTAAAATTGTTTTTATTTCGTCATTTGGGCACTTGATTCTTAGCATTTTTTGCAAAGAAGAATGAGTTGTCATTTCATCAGCATAGATATCCAATGAAGATGCGCATTCTGGTGTGTACTCCATTTGATCAAAGTCAACATAACGTTCCGCTCTATTTCTATTTGAAATCATGTTAACTGTCATGATATTCATTGGATTATATTCTTGCTTCTTAAACTGTTTACCAGACGCAGATGTGAATCTAGAGGCATAAGTGTCTAAATGTCGTCTTCTTAAAGCACGACCCTGTTGTGTTCTTCTTTGAGTAATCGGACCAGAAAACAATCTCGTTAATGAACGAAAAAGACCATTCTCCGGATTATAGGGGTTGCGCCCCAAATTCTTGTTTTTTTTAGCCATTTATTATCCTTTGAATATCCATGCAAAATTTCTTGCAATATTTAACTCTTTTTTATATTTAGTTTCGAAATCTACATCATACCCATCTTGTCCTTTTATCGTTGTATTCAAAACATTCTTTTTCATATACATTCCATCAATCATAGCTTTGCGGTATTCTAAATCTTTCTGTGAGACTTCAAGTGCTGTATCTCTTACCCAACACATAATTGAAAGACACATTATGATATCATCATGATAGGATCTCATGGCTTGAGGTTTTCCATTATTCCAAATAAATGTTCTAAATTCATCAAATGCTCTAGCGGATGGTATCTTAATAATTTTATTGCGAATAAATTCTTCAAGTTTTGCTACAATAAGTGGTCGTGTCTTGGTTGAGGTTGTAAAACCTCCCACTGCGTTGCTCATAAACTCACCTTGAGATGCATCAACAAACTCATGAGTACCTTTTACAGAATAATAAAGATTGTCATAACCCATGTCTTTAAGTTTCTCAAATACAGAAATACCAATTCCATTGTTCTCAACAACAAGAAGACATTTACCGTATTCCATCCCAGCAGAGTATAACATTTGGGCATACATATCAAGTGACGGTTTGCCTTGATACTCAGCAACTATCTCCATATTCCCTACATCTAATACATGAAATACAGAGTTGTCAGCGCCATCGCCTCTAGCAACATCGGCAACGAGAAGGTAATGACCTCCATCTCGGTACTTCTCCCATATCCAAAAATTTCTATCATATCCTGTCCTATATATTGGTTCTTTAATTTGTTCTTGCAACCAAGCAATATCATCTGGATGGATGACGGTGTCACCAGAAGTATTGAAGTTGCACTCTAATTCTTGTGCAATTTGTCTACGAGACATGTTTTTTGTCTCTTTCTCAAACCATGCTTGATCTCTTTCGGGGTGCACATCCCACGGAAGGTTAACTGGCTTAAAATCTGATTCTCCATTGTCTGCTGCGACATAAGTCTTATGAAACCAGTTACCAACACCATTTGGAGTTGATAGTGCAATACAGCGTCCACCTGTTGATAGTGTAGGATAAAGACCTGTCCATAGATCATCAAGTCCGTCAATGTGCGCAGCCTCGTCAATAATAAGAAGAGACAATGCTTCCGAACGACCAGCGTCTCCTGAAGTTGATGCTGCTTTAATTTGCGAACCATTTGAGAGTTCGAATGAAGTTCTGTTGTCAACTTTAATCTTAGCGACCTTCATCCACTCCGGAAGGTACTGCATAATGTTCTTAACTTTCTTTACAAGGTTCGCTGCGGTTTGGAATTTTGTGGCTATCACAAGTATGTTTTTATCTCTGTGGAATAACATAAACCAAACAGCATAAGCAGCGGAGATTGTTGAAATACCCAACTGTCTTGCTTTTAGAATAACTGTAAAACGGAAATCGTTGAAATCGTTTATCAAGTCGTTTTGATAAGGATAAGTTTTAAACGGAATAAGCCCGTGCATTGGATGCGAAATACGACAATAGTTATTTATGAAGTATTCCGGATCTTTGCCGGACTTTACAATTTCCTTTACAATTTCTTTCTTTGAAAGAGAGAAAGCCATTATTTCCTCTCGTTGTCGCCCTTCTTAATATATTCGTTGCTAGGACGCTTTGCTGCTTTTACTTGCTCCAAAAACTTTCGTGTTATTGAACGACTGTTTTCAACAGCAGGATCCATGATCGGTTCTTCCTTAACACCACCAATCTTGTAATGCTGATAGGCTTGTACAAATGAACGGACACGAGACGTTGATTGCGCAAGAACTTTAGGTTCTCCGTCTGCTGTAAGCGTGACAGATTTACCAGTGATCGCTTTGTATTCTTTTTGAAGAAACTTTTTTACTTCTTCAATTTGGCGTACGATATCGCCTTCAAAATCTTTTGAACTATGAATCTCACGAAGTTGAATGTCTGATTGATAATTAATGCAAATTTTATTTCCATAAAACTTAACAGAAAACCCATCGTTCACTCTCTTATCCATGAGAGGGCAACCTTCTTCACGACGAAGTCCAACTTTACGAACTTGTCCATCAAGTGTAAACCTTTCGTCATGAACACCATCATAAGCATTTGCTGCTGCTTGTGATAGTCCTTGTATAATTTCTAGTGTTGTTGATTCAGCCATAATTTATTCCCTTTTTTTATTGCTATCTAGCCATGCCATTACATCATCTTTTGTTGGGCAAGGAGTTTTCTTTCCTCCCATGAAGTCATATTTTTGACACTCATATGTGCCATCATCCATATATTGTACATACAAATCAGCGTCTCTTTCGTACTCATCTGTTTCCTCTTCAGGATCAGAATACAAAGGCAAAATATATCCAGCCTGGATTCCGCCAACCTCCATACCCAAACTTTCAGCATAAGATTCGATATCTTTTAACTCTGGGACTAGTTCGCCGAAACCTTCATTCATTTTCTCTAGTTCTTCACGGATAAGTTTTTTAAGTCTTTGTGTTGTTAGTTTCATTTGGTCTCCATCCTGTTTTCCAACGTTCTTCTCGTCCTTCTATCCACTGGATGTAACACTTTTCACAGCAATCAAATTTAGACATATAAACATCATCGTTTGATTTAAATGAATAAACATTGCATACAGGACAAGAACGTTTAGAATTCTTCGTAATTAGTTTGTTTGGGATAAAAACTCCGTTTATTTCTTGTTCTTCATTCAATCCAGACTCTTCATACTTATAAAATCCTTTGAGGTCATTGAGATATTCTTTCTCTTTCTCATCGTTCCATCCTTTCTTTGGATGTTGAATAGTTTCTTCGCCATACTTTTCTGTTATGGCTTTCTCAACCTTTACGGCATAATTTGGATCTTTACTTTTCATTTAAACCTCAATAATAGCATTCGGATCTGTTCTCAACTGAACAACCATTTGTTCGATTTGTTTTGGCGGTAAAGCACGAAGTGTCTTATACATGCTTCTCAAATGTCTTTTTTCCATTTGGCCTGTGTTCAGCATGTGATTTACGATTTCAACGTGCATTTTCTTGACATCTTTATCTGAGAACTCGTCGTAGGTTGCTCCGCCTTGCTCTAGAATCTCTTCAACTTTTCTGTAAATTGTGAAGAATACATCCACCAATTGCTTGGTATCATCATCGGCAGTGTGAAGTTGAATTCGATTTGGATCTCCAAAAACATTCATAAGTTGTTGAAGTTTCATTGACATGTATCTTTTTCCTTTTTCGGACACAACATACATAGCATTTGCTTGTTCATCTCCTTTATCAGCAGCGTCTATCATAGCTTTCTTAAATAAAGTTCTAGAAAATAAAACTGTATCAAAAATATCAATGTCCGCAAAGGCTGTGGAATCAATTCCATATTTATCGCACAATTCAATGATTCTTCTTCTATCAAAGCTCATAATGTTGTGCCCAACAGACACTTTGTTTTCTTGAGAATTAAACCAATCAACAAACTTTCTTAGCGCTTGTTCTTCTTGCATTTCTTCTTCGCCTTGTTCAAAATCATCGTAATGAGTATAGGCTAGCATGTCATCAACAGTTACAGGGAAGTCTTGCCCTTTTTCTTTCATTTCTTGTTTCTTCATTGATAACTCAGAATTAGGATCTTTAAGTTGTTCTCGTTCCATTGCTTGTTGTTCAAGTGTCTCTGGGTTGAGGGAACACTTGATTACGATACTGTCATGATAATCAGATGGAGGAGGTTTTGAGATGTCATCAATTTTATAAGAGAAAGCAGCAAATTGTGTGATTTGTCCATCAAATCCAATTGTCTCTAAATCCCAAAACACCCAAGTTTTTCCATTTAGTTCGTCTTTCATAAATTTTAAAGCAGCGTTTGGTGAAATAAAGCCAAGATTACTTAGATCTTCATCCAATACGGTTTCAAGTTCTTCTTTAATAATTCTTCTTATAGTTTGTTGGTCTATTCTCATTGTGTAATTCCTGGTTTAACTGCGTACATAATTCCAATTGAAATTCCTGCTCCGGCGATGAATCCACCGATAACAGGCCAAATATTGTTTTGCGGCCTCAATTCTTTGATATGTTCGTCTTGTAATTTAATTAGTTCGTTAAGCTTGTTGATCTCCGCATCTGTTGTTGCTTTGAGAACATCGAACTTATATTTATCTTCAATCTTTGACTTGTTAAGTTCGAACTCTATCTTTGCTTCGCAATTCATGTCCTTTGTAACAGAATCTTCAATAAGAATTCTCAATGCTGCTTCATTCAACAAGCGACCATCCCAAGGAACAACGTCGCCTTCTTTTACATCTTTGTACTTTGGTTCTTCTGCAAATAGCAGAGATAATAAAAATATCATAACCCCTCCATTTCTAGTTGTCCATTATCATAGAGTTCATCCATTATTTTGGTACCTCTTTTTATGTAACCATAGGACACACTTTGTTCGTGCCACTTTTTTGTTTTCTCAGGGTAATCAATAGCAGCCATCTGTGCAATCTGTGAATTATATTTTTTCCAATCTCCTTTTCCAACAGAGTAATAAATAGCCGTGTCTTGATCACAGTCATCGCTTGTATCGTCCGGAGTTAGTTGTTTAAATGGTGCCAGTCTTTTTCCACCAAAAATCCAATCTAATGTCTTTTCATTAACGTCAAGCCTAACCTTTTCAACATCAGGGCGGTTATTTAAATAAAAGTCCCAAACATTTTTCGCATCTGCGGAAACCATACCTCTATCCGAAGTTAAAATAGCGTTTCTGGAACTTGTGAGAAACTCCATCATAACATCATATAATAATGGTCCCCAGCCTTTAGTGGCATTTGCACTTGTTATTTCGTAACTATTTGCTACACAATCTCGTGAATTCATTTTTTCAGCTACCAACATGCCTTCAATGCTATCATCTGAACCATCTCTGTGTTCGTAACTTATCTCAACAAAATCTCCATATGCTTCAAGTTTAATGTAGAAATCTTCTGGTAGATCCGCAGGAGACATCGCTGCTTCATTTAGCATTTGCTTGTTTTTTCTTTTAATTCTAATCTTCATCTCGGCTTATTCCTTTTGATGCAAGAAAATCTTCGGTGTCAACTTCCTTCGCAGCCTCTAAAATCTTTGCCTTTTTTTCTTCATAATTTAGAACGTTTTCTTCCAAGGACGCGTCTTTCTCATCGGCAAGGTCTGCTAGGTCCTCTACAAGTTCTTGGCGCTGTTCTTCTTCCAAATCTTTCCATTTTTCGTAAAATTTTACTTGTTGCTGTTTGGCATCTTTGGAGCGACCAAGAAGATAAAAAGCAATGGCCGTGATAATCATCAACAACCACTGCCAATATTTTACAACAAAGTTTTTAACTTTGCCAAACATTACATCCCCTTCCAAACTTTAGCAACGTCAATAACAGACTGACCGCCGATATACATAGCAGCAATCATTGCCCAAGTGTCTGGGTCTAGAGACGACCAAATAAGAAGACCTGTTGCGCATGCAAAAACAAGAAGTTTGCGAGAAACCGCCTTGCCTAGTACCGAGTCAATAAGACCTCCTTTAACGTGAGAACATTCTTGATCGCAATCGTGCTCGTCAAGATGTCCGCAGTTTTCGTCGTGAATGTGTTCGTTTTCCATAATGTTCTCCAAATAAAAAAGACCTATTTAGATCTTATACTAAATAGGTCGTTATTGGTTAAATGTTTACTTTTGCATAGCCATCAATTTTATCAATATCTATTGTCATATCTACTACATCTTTTAGATGGTCAAGGTGAGAGATAATCAAGACAGTCTTAAACTGGTTCTTTATCATCTGCAAAAGCCTTGTGAAGCCTTCCATATGTTCTTGATCTAACGCTGTTGCCGGTTCGTCAAGAATAAACAGTTCGGATTTTGGAAGATTAGTTATCGCAATCATCGCAAGACGGATAGCCATCGAAGCAATTGTCTTTTCTGCTCCTGATCCCATGGACAGCGGACGAGCCGCATAGTTGGGATGTTTGATGGAGAGTT